TGATGCGCAAGTGACACCAACAAATTTTGCTAATGGAACCTCATTTACATTTACTGCTGTTGGACAAACTATTGTTCTTTTATTTACTAATTCAAATTGGATTGTTATTAGTAATTATGGAACAACAATTAATCCATAAGGAATAAATACATGGCAATAAGATATGCAGCAAATGGTATGCCAATGGTTGAAAAGAAAGTGCCCAAACCAGTAGTTGATGAAGCGCCCAAGCCAGCAGTTGAGCAACCAAAAGAAGAAAATGTGAAGATTTTAAACGATGATGTAGAAGAAGGTAATGTTTCAGAAGATAACGAATGAAAATTTTCTTTTATTCGCAATAAAACATTACGATAATCCTCAGTGTGTAGGTGAAGAAGAGTTTTATGATGACATGAAACGCTTCACCTACATCAAAAAATTATTTTCAAAATATGATGAATCAGGCATTTTAAAAGAAAGACTGATTTTAAATCATATTATAATTATCACCAATCTTTTTGGGGTAGATGCAGGAACAACACTTTTGTTTTTTAGAATAGAACAAAAATATTGGTCCTATTTAAAAACATTTCTTTTATATTTAAACATGTTAAACGAATTCGAACTAAAAGAAATACCAATAAATCAAAAAATAAAAAGCATATTAGAGAAAATTTAAATGGGAAGATTAGTAGATTTATTTGTCACATACAGATTCATAAAATTATTAGTAAAACCATTTAATAAACAAGATGCTTTTACCTATGGTATTATTGATGATAAAGGTTATAGAACTGAAAAAGAAATAGAAACACCTGAAGAAAAAGCATCTTACACTATTCTTCATAAATTGATTTTTAATATCAAAAGATTGATGGGAAAGGTTCCAGGATTGGGGACAAGACTTGGAACATATGCAGCAGCATTATTTCTTTTAAAAGACACATTCAAAGAACAAATAGAAGATTTTGATCAAATACAGAAAATGTTATTAGAAGAAATAATGAAAGATAATAATCTCAGTTCTGAAATATCTGAAGATTATTTCGGAAGCATTCCTTCTGGTGAGTATAAATTGAGATCAGAAATGATGCTTCCGGATTTTGAGACATTAGCAAAATTTGGTGATAGAATTATTTTTGAGAATGATGCCAGCCCTGTTGATAATGTTTTGGGAATTGACATTTATGAAGCAATACATAAAAGAACAAATCAGCCAATATATGTTTCAGTAGATGACATAAGGATTAAGAAATGATTTCTTTTCAAGAACTAATGCAAAAATATTACAGTGATCCTAAATCAGGAATTCGTAATGAAGAGGCACCAACCAACTCAACTGGTCCAGCAATTGCTAATCCGGATAGACCATTGATTGACAAAAAGAAAAAGAAAGACATGACATATGATGGTCGTACAAAAATTGTAAAAGAGTTAGTAAAACGAATCATGCTTGCAAGAGAGAAGCGAGCATCAAAGAAAGAATAATATGGCACAATGGAGTAAATACTCACAGGCTTATCTTCCGCAACAAACCACAAATCATGAAGTGGTGATGATTAGCGATGAAGATGGAAACATTATCAACACATTTGGTGCAGCATCAAATGTTGTGATTGCAGCTGGAAATTTAGAAGGATATTCTGTTATTCATAAATTTGGAAGAAATCCTTCAATTGGTGGTGCTCCAGAAACCATTTGGGGAGGTGGTGGAGTTTATTCTTATCTTTCTTCTCCTTCCATTGTTTATTGTTATAGTTCAAGTGGAAGCGATGGTGCAGCAGCAATTGGTGCAAGAACTGTTACCGTTCAAGGATTAGATGCAAATTATACTGCTGTAGAAGATACCATTGTTGTAGGTGGTGCACCAAGTGCTGTACAATTTTTAAGAGTGTTTCGTGCATTTGTTGTTACATCTGGTTCAACTGGTACGAATGTAGGAACTCTATCAATATCAGATGCTGCCAGTTTAGGAAAAGTTCTTACTACTATTGATACTTTGGGTGGCGGAACAGTATATGGAACAGGTCAATCTTTCTCTGGATTTTATACCATACCAGCAGGAAAAACAGGATACATGACACAATGGAATGTTGGTGTTGGAGCATATAATGACCAATGTACAGCATGGTTAGTGTTTAAACCTTTTGGTGGTGGTGCTTTTAGAACACTAGATGTAATGTGTGTTCCAGGAGGACATTTTACAAGAGATTATAATATTCCTCTTAAATTTTTAGAAAAGACAGATATAGAAGCAAGAGCATTATGTTCAACAGGTTCAGAAATATCAACAACATTTGACATCATTTTAGTGGATAACGAATAATGGCATCATCATACGTCCCAGTAGATACATATAAACCAATTGCATCATTAAATGACGATGAACCTGTAGATACAGTTATTGTTCAAAAGAAGAACAAAAAGAAAGAAATAGAAGAAACACAACCAAGAAGAGTATTGAATATTGTAAAGAATCACAAAAAGAAATATGATTAAACTTTATGCAACAGTGATTGTATTAGGTATACTTGGAACAGTATTGTATGGTGGTTATTCTTATTTCAAAGATTCACAAGAAACCATAATACAATTACAAAAGAACATCACAGCATACGAGAATGCTGTTAAAGTAACAAATGAAGCTATTGACAGAATGAGAGAAGAATCTGTACAAATGCAGCTTCTTCAAGAAAAGTTACAAACTGAATTACAAGAAGCTGAAAAATATCAAGATGACCTTCAAAAGAAACTTAATGAACATAATCTAACAAAACTGTCAACAGCAAAACCAGGTCTTATAGAAAAAAGAGTGAATGATGCCACAACTAAAATTTTCAAAGAACTGGAAGATATTACTGCTGTCCCTACCACTCCTTAGTAGTTGTTCATTCTTTTCATCCTCTGAACCTCTCCCACCCAAGATTATTGTAGAAACTAAATATATTGATAAAAAAATTCCTATTCAGGCAAGACCTAAACCACTGAAGATGAATGGTCTTGAATGGTATGTTGTCACTGACGAAACCATTGATTCTTTTTTTGATGAATTAAAAAAAGAACAAAATGGTGTGATTGTATTCTTTGCTTTGACACCCAAAGATTATGAAAACTTATCTTTAAATGTATCAGACATTCGCAGATACATAATACAACAAAAAGAAATCATAGAGTACTATGAAGAAGCAATTAGAGGAAACATCCCAAATGACAATCGAGACTGATGTTGCTATTCTTAAAAAAGATATAGCCGATTTAAAACAAATTCATTTACGTTTAGATTCCGCAATTGAAAAGATTGCCGAAGTATCGCAATCATTGCATACAATTATGGCAGTTCATGAGGAAAAACTAACAAGACAAGAAGATAACATTATTAGTCAGGAAAAGAAATTGCACGATAACATACAAGAACTGCACTCACGAATTACAACCAATTCTAAAGAAACATTCCTTCATATTGCTGAAACAGAACGAAGACTGACCACAGTAATGGATGAACATAACAAACGAACAACTGAAGAATTTAAAAAGCTACATAATGAAATATCAAATCGCATAGGAATTCTAGAAAAATGGAGATGGCTAATCATTGGAGGTTCCATTGTTCTAGGATTCATTATACAAAAACTACCTATTTGGGGATCGTAAAGATGAAAACATTTCGCAACTTTTTAGATGAAGCAAGAAGAAATCCTATTTCAAAGAAAACAGGAAAAGAATTAAATCCCAAAATTCCTCTTTATGACAAATTGGAACCATTAGCCAATGATAGTGATGTTTATATTACATATGTTGCTGATGTAGGTTCAATGAGTAAAAGTGCAGAAGGTTATAAGATTGGAATAAATCCAAATTCAGAATATAATACACCAAATGGTATTTATTCATATCCTCTGAAAGAAATCTGGAAGAAACACAAAAATCCTGTTGATAAAACTTTGGATGTTCCATTTGCTGGTGAACAACCATTTGTTTATATTTTCAAACCAAAAGCTACAGACAAGATTGTTGATCTGAAAAAATACAGTTCTGCTAGTTATGATAAAGATTATGATAAACTTGCCAAAATGATTATCAATTTTTTCATGAAGAAGAATAAGATGAATCAATGGTTCAGTTGGGAAGTGGCGAAAGCAACTCTAGAAGCAGCAACACAGAATTCTAAGAATAGATCCATTGGTGGTCAATTTTGGAACATGACAAGATATACATTTTTTATAATGACAGGCCAAATTAGCACAAGATTGATGAAAGAATATGAAGAAGAAGTTCAAGAAGCAATGCTTGATCCTAAGAAACGTGCTAATTTTTCAGACAAAAAAATTAGAATTGAAGTGTATGAAAACATCAGGAGAGGTTCACCAACAAATCTTTGGAATAAAATTTTTAGGGATCTGGGGTATCATGGTATTGCTGATAAAAACGATGCAGGAATCATACATCGTTCAGAACCAACACAAGCAGTATTCTTCAATGCATCATTCATCAAGGTGATTGATGGTGGATATAATAAAAATTATAAAATAACAAAATTTGGTTCAGATAAATTTCCATCCGAATATTCTTTAACAAGTAATAGTAAAGAAGTCATGGAAATCATGTCAAACTATCTTGGAGTTCATGGTTCCTATGGAATGAAGTCTGTTATATTAGCAAATATGTTGAAAAATGTGGCTGATCGGTGTTTAATCAAAGAAAATACAATATATCTAAAAAATACCAAAGAACTAGATATGATGACAGATCCTAATTATCAGGATTATCATTCAGAAACACCTGTTAAATCAAAAATACATTTTTATACAACAGATGGTAATCGAAAGATGCTGGAAATAAATCAGAAAGGTGGAATTGTTTATGTGCCTGATGGTTGGAAACTTGATAATGATTCAAAAGATTATGTATTCACATATCAGGATCTTAGTGGCGCAGCATTCTTAATGAAATTCAAAGATAGATTTTTGATGAGGCTAGTTCCAACCAAGGAACATGTAATTAGCTTCAAGGGACTCTTTGATGACATAGATGATCTTGATTAGAAATTTTACTTGACATTTTGATTCAGAATTAGTATAATAAAAGTCTTTTTCTCTGGAGTTTTTGTCATGAGTTATATTGATCATAAGTTTGTTTCTCTTCTTTCACCTAGACTTGATAAATTCACTCGGAAAAGTTCCACGTTGTGGAACTTCCGATGCCCTATTTGCGGAGATTCTCAGAAGAATAAGAATAAAGCTAGAGGATTCATTTATCAGGTAAAACAAGATCTTTTTTATAAGTGTCACAATTGTAGTTTTGGTGCAACATTTTCTAATCTTCTCAAGCATATTGATTCTAATTTATATGAAGAATATCTTCTAGAGAAATACAAAGAAGGTGAAACTGCATCTGGATTTAGGCCAAAGACTTGCGTTCCAACACCAAAGAGCATTCTTCCAAAAAAATCAATTAGTCTGAAATCTTTTGCTGAATTGGATGATGAACATCCAGCAAAAAGTTTATTCAAAAAAAGAATGATACCAAAAGAACACTGGAGAGAATTATATTTTGCTCCAATGTTCTTTAAATTTTGTCAAAGAATGACACAAACTGTGTCAAAAATTATAAATGATCATCCTAGAATGGTGATACCATTTTATGATGAAGATGGTGAATTGTTTGCTTTTCAGGGTAGAGCATTCGGTGCAGAGCAACCTAAATACATAACTACCATATTAAACAAGAAGATTAAGAAAATCTTCGGATTGAATCGTGCCAATTTCAATAAACCTCTACACGTTGTAGAGGGTCCGATAGATAGTTTATTCATTCAAAATGGAATTGCTGTTGCGCAGGGTGATTTAAGAATACCAAAATACAAAAGCAATTCGATTCTTATTCCAGACAATGAACCTAGAAATAAAGAAATATGTAAGAATATAGAGAAATACCTTAAACAAGATTACAAGGTCGTATTGTGGCCAAAGGAGATTGAGTCAAAGGACATCAATCAAATGATTCTTTCTGGAATGTCAACAGATGAAATACAACAAATAATAAATACAAACACTTATTCAGGATTGGAAGGATTGGCAGTCTTTTCAACTTGGAAGAAAATATAGGAGATACACATGCCATTACCTACGGAATATCAAAGTTTTTTATATAAAAAAGGTTGATATTGTATAAATAAACATATAAACAATTGTTGGAGTTATAAAGATGTTTTATGTTTATTTACATGTTAATCCAGAAACAGGAATTCCTTTTTATGTAGGAAAGGGAAAAAATAGGAGAGCATATGATGTTAATGGCAGAAGTCAACATCATAAAACATATTTTAATAATTTATTAAAAAAATATTCCCTTGACGAAATTGTTAAAATTGTATATTATACAGAAAATGAATTTGATGCCTTTCATAAAGAAATTGATTTAATTGAACAATATGGAAGAAAATCAAATCAGACAGGTTCATTATTAAATTTGGCTGTAGGAGGTCTTGGCGGTGATACAGGAGTTAGTGAACGATGGAAAAAAGAAAGAATTGGAGAAGGAAATCCTAATTATGGCAAAACAAGAACAATAGAACAAATTGAAAATATAAAAAAAGGAATACAAAGATTTTATGATTCTAAAGAAGGAAAAGAATGTAAACAGATATTATCTGAAAAAATGAAAACAAGACAAGAATCAAAAGGAATAGTAAAAGATTCAATTTGGTGGAATGATGGTGTTAAAAATAAAAGGTCAAAAGAATCACCTGGAATTGAATGGGTTAAAGGTAGACTACCTTTTCAAAAAAGCACTAAAAATAATTGTTTCATTCACAACAATCCAAAATCTATATCTTTAGAAATAGATGGTGTAATATATGAATCAAAAACAGACGCCATGAGAAAATTGAATCTTTCAAAATGGAAATTAAACAAATTATTAAAGGAAAGTAAATGACAGATATTAAAATGAGCGAATACCAGCAATTTATACATTTGAGCAGATATGGAAGATGGGATTACAATAAACAAAGAAGAGAGACTTGGGAAGAAACTGTAGAACGATATTTCAATTTTTTTGAAGAGTATTTAAAAGAAAATAATAATTATGATCTTGAACCTCAAACAAAACAATATCTAGAAAATGCTGTAAAAGAATTAAGAGTTATGCCTTCAATGCGTTGTTTGATGACAGCTGGTGAAGCATTGAAGAAAGAAAACATGGCAGGATACAACTGTTCATATGTTAAAGTAGATTCACCAAAAAGTTTTGACGAAATTCTTTATGTACTCATGAATGGAACTGGAGTCGGATTTTCAGTTGAACGTGATTATGTAAGCAAATTACCAACCATTGCAGAAGAGTTTTATCCGACTGATACATGTATTGTTGTTGCTGATTCTAAACTTGGCTGGGCAAAATCATTACGAGAATTGATTTCACTATTGTATCAAGGATTAATTCCTTCATGGGATACATCTAAGATTCGACCTGCTGGTGCGCCATTGAAAACATTCGGTGGAAGGGCATCTGGTCCAGAACCTCTAGAGGATCTATTCAGATTTTGTGTTGACATTTTCAAAGATGCAAAGGGCAGAAAACTGAAATCCGTAGAATGTCATGATATTGTATGTAAAATTGCCGAAATAGTCGTAGTCGGTGGAGTCCGAAGGAGTGCATTGATTTCTCTTTCCAATCTGACTGATGAGCAAATGAGACATGCAAAGTCAGGACAATGGTGGGAAAACAATGCTCAAAGAGCACTTGCGAATAATTCTGTCAACTACAAAGAGAAGCCAGATGTAGGAACATTTATGCGTGAATGGTTGGCTCTGTATGATTCAAAGTCAGGTGAGCGTGGAATGTATAATTCAGCATCTGCGAAAAGACAAGTTGAAAAATTAAATGTTGGCGATCAAATCAGAAGAGCACCACGAGATGATTTCGGAACCAATCCTTGTTCTGAGATTATTTTGAGAAGTCGGGAGACTTGTAATTTATCCGAAGTAGTAGTGAGAAAAGATGATATATTGGAGTCTCTTAAAGAGAAAGTGACCGTAGCGACGATCCTAGGGACTCTCCAGAGCACTCTAACGAATTATAAGTACCTATCGAAGGAATGGAAGATGAACTGTGAAGAAGAAAGACTTTTGGGTGTTTCTCTCACAGGCATCATGGATAATCCGATTATGAATGGTTCTCGAGGGAAAGATGTTCTTGCTGCGACTCTTGAGGAGTTGAAGAAGGTTGCTGTTGAAACAAACAAGCAATGGGCTGAAGCATTGGGAATCAATCAATCCGCTGCCATTACATGTGTCAAACCATCTGGAACAGTTTCTCAGCTTGTAGATTCTGCTTCAGGAATTCATGCAAGACACAATCCATATTACATTCGAACTGTGCGTGCTGACAACAAAGATCCATTGTGTAGATTTATGATCGATGCTGGATTTCCGAATGAGCCAGATGTTATGAAACCACAACATACAACAGTCTTTTCGTTTCCAATGAAAAGTCCAGAGGATGCTATATTTCGCTATGACATGACAGCAATCGAGCAAATGGAACTTTGGAAAATTTATCAAATTCATTGGTGCGAACATAAACCATCTGTGGCGATTTCTGTCAAGGAACATGAATGGATGGAAGTTGGAGCATGGGTGTATGAAAATTTTGATAACATTTCTGGAATCAGCTTTTTGCCATTCAGCGAACATACTTATCGACAAGCACCATATCAAGATTGTTCAAAAGAAGAGTATGAAGAATTCTTAACAAAGATGCCTGAAAATGTAGATTGGTCTAAACTTTCTGAGTATGAGGCTGAAGATTACACATCCGGAGCACAAGAACTCGCATGCACCGCTGGAGTATGTGAAGTTGTGGATTTGGTGGCATAAATGTTTCTTGTTGCAAATCTTCCGCCAGTTGAATGCTTTGTTCGAAAGGAATATTTGTATGATCTAGATGGCAGAGGTGAGGGGGAATTCACACCTGCCATCTGGGTGTCAGTCAAAAGCATAAGAGGAAGAGCACTGTATTTTGAATCCCTGCTCACAGAATATGGTGCACTATACGATAAACTTCCTCTTTCAGCCTATGTCTGGAGAACATCTCTTGGTTATGAATTGCCATTAGATTATCTTGAAATATGGGATTCTTTTTCATATCATATTGCTGTGATCGAAAAGGCAACGTTGAAAGGATTGAGATGTGCAATGTATGCCAAGGATAAAGAGTTTTATCATGGCGAATATATGTTCACAATTGATAGCTGTCATGATGATCCAAATATGCTAAATACAACTTTATCCGAAACACCAAATGAACACAAATCTTTTAATATCATAAAACTTGACAACGGACAATTTGCTGCGCAACCAAATAATAGAATTAAATGGTTTGAACAAAGTTTGATTGCGCATGAAACCAAAAATCCTGATTTCAAAGTTTCTACAAAATATTTTTCTGTTGAGCAAAATCCAAAGTGGAGTGCAGGAAATCAGGATCGGTATTTTTATGAGATTGAAGAGGTTTATGATTTTAAAACAAAAAAGAAATGATCTGGCAACTTAGAGGAGAGTCTATGTATCAAAAAGTTATTGCATGCGAATCATGTAATGCAGAATTCACTATTAAACATGATATGATGGAAGAAACTTATATTCCAAGTTTTTGTCCATTTTGCGGAGAAGATATATTGATTGAAGAAGATGGAAACGAAGAGGAATGGTAATTGTTTGTATTGGCGTTTGTAAAATGAACATGGAGCAAACACATTGTATTGGTTGCAAAAGAAGTTTGCTTGAAATTGAACAATGGCGTGAATATACTGATGAAAAAAGAAATGAAATTAAAATGAAACTTGAGCGGAGAAAGATTAATGCATGGTGAATGGGAAGGTGGAAAGGGATCTTGTTTTCGTAAACTAAATAATCAAAAACAATTTGATGAAAATTGGGATTTGATATTTGGTGAACATAATGAAAACACAATCAGCGAAAGCAAAAGGAAGAAGACTCCAGCAGTGGATGAGAGATATCTTGATCGAGGATTTGGATATACATCCTGAAGACATCGAGTCTCGGAGTATGGGTGCAGGTGGAGAAGACTTGATCATGTCAAGATCTGCCAGAGAGAAATTTAGTTATTCGGTTGAATGCAAGAATGTAGAGAAGTTGAACGTCTGGGATGCATATGATCAAGCAAAAGTCAACTCGAAAGATTATGAACCCATCGTGGTTATGAAGAAAAACGGGAAGAAGCCACTAGTGGTGATTGATGCTGAATATTTTGTAAAGCTACATAAAAAAACTTGACAACTTAAATTTATGAGGTATAATAAAGGAATACTAATGGAAATAGAATATTGGCAAGCAATCCTTGCCACTGTGGGAATGTGTTTCTCATATTTTTGGGGGAAGTATCTAACCAAGAAAGAAATCATTGAAGGTGTAATCATCAACACAATTGAATCACTTGCAGACAATCAATTTGTTATGGTTGAAGAGAGAGAAGATGGTGAGAAATATTTGGTTTCTATTCCAGATTGGGTAACAACACTAGAAAAGGCTAAATGAGAAAATATCAACAAGAACCATTAGGATTAACAGTTAATGTAAGAGGTGATGATGTAAATACAGCAATTAAAGTTTTTAAAAAGAAAGTTCAGAAGTCTGGATTGATTAAAGAACTAAGAGCAAGAAGATATCATTTGACGAAAGGTCAGAAGAGAAAACTTGCCAAAGAGGCAACTCTTCGTAGATTAAGAAGAGAAACCAGAAAACTTATGAATAAGTGAGACATTATGCCAAGGCAGAAAAAGTCAGATTTAATAAACTTTTTTAGAAACCAAATTCAAGAGGAGAAACCAAAAGAAAAGCCAAAACGAACAAGAAAGCCTATGACAGAAGAGCAGAAAAAAGCAGCTGCAGAAAGACTGAAAAAGGCTAGAGAAAAAAGATTAAAAGAAAACCCACCAGCATATAAAAATGTTCATCCTTCAGTATTAACCAGAGGAGAAAAAGATCCTTTGAATTTACAAAATGTGAAAGATTGGATAGCAATTAATAGAGAGAAATTAAAAGAAACAAGAGCAAAAGAAAGAAAGGGTGAGAAAGGAGCAAGTGTTGCTGCTTCTAATATACAGAATTATATAAGTATAATGGAGAACTTTCTGAGAACAGGGGATTGGTATGGTGTGTTTTGTGGTGAAAACGAAGACCAGTTTGTGAAAACTCACTGTGTGGCACAAGCATATCATTCAGATGGAACTCCAAAAAGAACTGTTGGTGTTTTTTATCCGGAAATTGGTGAAGTTTGGACTAGAGAAATGGATGAGGAGCATCGTAATTTTTTAAATTGAGTTTTTATGATACTTGTTGATATGAATCAGGTGACCATTTCTAATCTAATGATGCAAGTGGTCAATCAAAAAGATAATGAAGTAAATGAAGACATGGTAAGACACATGGTCTTGAATGCGCTTCGTTCTTATCGTTCAAAATTTTATGAAGAATATGGTGAATTAGTAATTTGCTATGATGGCAGAAATTATTGGCGAAGAGACATATTCCCATATTACAAACAGAATAGAAAAAAGAGTCGAGAATCATCAGATCTTGATTGGGATATAATCTTTAAGACTTTAAATAAAATTAAAGATGAAATTAAAGAAGTATTTCCATATAAAGTTCTTGAGATGGAAAATGCTGAAGCAGATGATATTATTGCTTCAATAGTATTTGACATGGCAAAAAATCCTTTGCCAGAGAGTATTCTTATTATTTCCAGTGACAAGGATTTCTTTCAATTACAATCTCATTCATTTGTAAAACAATATAGTCCAATACTTAAAAAGTTTGTTTCTGGATCAGATCCAAAAGAATATATCAAAGTACATATTCTTAAAGGAGATCGTAGTGACGGTATACCTAATTTTTTGTCTCCTGATGATACTTTTGTTCATAACTTTAGACAAAAACCTCTAGGTGCAAAAAAGATTGATAAATTAATTGAACAAGATCCTAAAGATTTTTGCAATGAAGAGATGTTACGTAACTACCAAAGAAACCAAAAACTTATTGATTTAAGTTTTGTTCCTTCCGATCTACAAGAAAAAATTATTCAACAGTTTAAAGAAGTCAAATGTGGTAATAGAGCAGGATTGCTCAATTACTTTATTAAAAATAGATTGAAAAATTTAACAGAATCATTATCTGAATTTTAAAGGAGAAAGATGTCAAATGAAACATACACACCATTATTTTCTGAAATATTAACAAAAGTTAATAATGCAAATACAAAACCAAAGAAAGTTGCCATACTAAAGGAACATGATTGCGATCCATTAAGAATGGTGCTCAAATCATCTTTTGATCCAAATATTGTATGGTTGCTTCCAAAAGGTGAGGTTCCTTATCAAAAGAATGAATCACCAGAAGGTACTGAACATACAACTTTGAGATTAGAAGCAAAGAGACTCTATCATTTTATTAAGGGTGGAAATGATAAGCTAGCTCAATTCAAACGTGAAGACATGTTCATTCAAATGCTAGAAGGTCTCCATGAATCAGAGGCTCAACTTTTGATCAATGCAAAGGATAAAAGGCTCCATCAGGTTTACAAGGGATTGTCTGCAGCTGCTGTCAAGGAGGCATTCGGCTGGAATGACAACTTTAACAAATCGTAATAGGGTTTAAAAAATTCCTTGACATTTTTACCAGATACGGTAAACTAATAAATATTTTTCGACATTCCTGTAAATCTACATCTGGAAATGTATGAATATCATAACCGTATCTGGTTCTACCAAGAAAAAAAGACTCCTCGCTGAATCTGTCACATATTTTATGGTTGAGGAATTGCTTCCTCGACATCGAACTCTCCAAATCGAAATTTCTCTTTCCGACCTAATGCTGGAATCCGGAGTCTGTGGATTCTGTAACGCATTCACTCCTCGTGAATTTTTAATTGAGATTGACAAAAAAATTGATGCTTATGCAATGATTGAAACCATTTGTCATGAGATGATTCACGTCAAACAACATGCCAGAAGAGAACTTAAAAACTATGATTACAAAGAGATGAGTGTGCTATGGAAAAATGAAAGATATTCAATTGAACCTGAGAATTATAATAAGTTTCCATGGGAAAAAGAAGCATATGAGTATGAATTCATATACGCAAAAAAGTTTCTAGAAATGACAGGAGTTTTATGACAAAAATTGATGAACTTTTTACATGCATTGATTGTCATCAATTATTGGAAACTGGTGATTTGACATACTTTGATGGAACATATGAGCCAGAAATGGCAGATCAACGTGCAGAACAATGTCAATCTGGAATGGTTCGACTCATGGAAATTTTTGGAGATTCTGCAAGATTGTATAATGCAGGAAAAGAACTTGACTTCTCTAGATTTCCCTGCCAATGTTGTTATAACAAAGATGCAGGAGAAAGATTTAGATTCATAGTGTATCAAGAAAAAACTTGACTTTTATCATTAACAAAGTAGAATAGTTGTGTTGGGGGTTGATATGAATGTTTTCTATTTATCTAAGAATGCTTCTGAATGTGCTCAAATGCATTGTGATAAGCATACAGTTAAGATGATCATTGAGTATGCTCAATTGATGTCTACAGCACATAGAATTTTAGACGGTAAACAATATATTGAGGTTCAGAATGGAAGAAGAATCAAAAGATGGAGAATGGAGAGGGATGGATACGAATCAGTTCTATATAAGGCTTCTCATATTAATCATCCTAGTGCTATTTGGACTCGGAGTAATCGTAACAACTATGAATGGTTATATAAACTCTGGAGAAGTCTCTGCAATGAATACACAGTTAGATATGAAAGAATACATTTAACAGAACAAAAGCTATACAGTTTATTAGAAAAGACTCCAATCAATATTGCGAATGGACCATTTAGTGATCCACCACTAGCAATGCCAGATTATTGCAAATTAGATGATGTGGTTGAGTCTTATAGAAATTATTATAACAAAGAAAAGAGTTTTGCCAAATGGACAAAACGAGATATTCCAGAATGGTATTATGCCCACATTTAAATTCCTAAATAATGAAACACATGAAACATTTGAAGACTTTCTTTCGATTGTTGAGAAAGAAAGATTGCTTGAAATCAATCCTCACATTAAACAGGTTCCTAATGGATTTGCTATTGTTTCCTCTGTTGGGTCTATTGACAGTAAAAATGATCAAGGTTTCCGAGAAGTCATGTCCCGTATATCCGAAGCAAATCCAAATTCTCCTCTTGCCGAACGGTACGGTAGACGTTCGACTCGAGAAGTCAAGGTGGCAGAAGCTGTGAAAAAATGGAAGAATGTTTAGTCATATAAATATTCATAAACTCAACATGGTTGTTTATAATGAGTAACAAAAACAAAGATGTAAGATTCCATAATCTTTTACAAATCAAACCAGTAACTGAAAATCAAAAGGCAGCATTCAATGCCTACAAGGATAAGAAAAATCTATTTCTTTATGGTGCAGCAGGAACTGGTAAAACATTCATTTCTCTTTATCTTGCCTTAAAAGATGCCCTAAACCCAGAAACAACTCAAGAATGTGTTTATTTGGTTCGTTCAGCTGTTCCGACTCGAGAAATCGGATTTCTTCCTGGAGATGAAGAAGACAAGACAGCATTGTTTCAAGTACCATATCAAAACATGGTACAATTTATGTTCGAACAACCAAATGAACAAGCATTCAATATGTTGTATGATCGTCTAAAGAATCAAGGTTCTTTGATGTTCATGACAACCAGCTTTCTTCGTGGTATTACTCTTGACAATGCTATAATCATTGTTGATGAATCTCAGAATCTGAATTTTCATGAACTTGATACAATCATTACAAGAGTTGGTCAAGATTCAAAGATTATATTTTGTGGAGATTTTTTTCAAACAGATTTACAAAAGAATTATGAGAAAGAAGGTCTTCAAGTATTCATGAATATCTTGGATAATATGTCAGAATTTGAAATGATTGAATATACTATTGGTGATATTGTTCGTTCAGGATTAGTAAGAAGTTATCTAATATCAAAAATTAAACAAGGAGTAGATTGATGTTCAAATTATCGGGAAGATCACAAAGCAAATTAGAAGGTGTTGATCCTCAGTTGGTGGAAGTGGTTGAGAAGGCAATCACATTGACAAAGGTTGACTTTGGTGTCATTGAAGGACTAAGAACTGAAGAAAAACAAAAAGAGCTAGTTGCAGCTGGCGCTTCTCAAACAATGAAGTCTAAGCATTTACATGGACATGCTGTTGATTTGATGGCATATGTCAATGGAAGAGGATGCTGGGAATTAAACGTATATGATGACATTGCTGATGCAATGAAAGAGGCAGCTTATGAGCTTGATGTAAAGATTCGTTGGGGAGCAGCTTGGAATATTGATGATCTTGCGCTTTGGGAAGGAACAGCTGAAGAAGCCATGAATAACTATATCGATGAAAGAAGAAGTCAAGGTAAAAGACCATTCATCGATGCACCACACTTTGAATTATCATGAGCGCAGAAATAGAAGAACAAAACAAAAATATTAAAGTATATGCTTGGGACTCAACAACCTTTTGGGCTTTGGGAAAGAAAGAATGCCATTCCGATTTGATGTTGAAATTAAAAACTTTTATGAAAACCAAAAAACAACATATTCAAAAATTATTCAAGAGCATACAACAATAGGAATGATTGCTGCTCAACGTGAAGGAATGAGGAAATTTCGAGAGGAATGGCCAGAGAATACTGATGAAGAAAAATATCTGAATATTAAAACGAAGATAAAGTTTGTCAAAGAATAAACCTTGACATTTTTATTAGCATTTAGTATAATATGAAAATAATAATGATTGTGCTCATTGCACTTGTTGTGAATACTACTATACTATATGCTCCGATTGAAGAAGATCTAGATCGGAGAAAAACACAATGTCTCTTTCGTGATGTACCTGATCAAAGAGATTATTTCATACATTATTACTACGGAATGAGAGGCTATTAATTATCATGTTTAAGCATCTGAACATTTCATTACCAGAAGCCACTGCTAAAACAGTAGATGGAAAACGATTCTATTTCACTGAATCTGGTGGTGTATTTCCTTCAATCACCACAGTCCTAGGAGCAACAGAAAGAAAGAAAAAATGGTTGAAAGAATGGAGAGCTTCTGTTGGTTATGATGTTGCCAATTATATTTCAAGAACATCTGCATCAAGAGGAACAGCTTTTCATAAGATTTGTGAAGACTATATAAATAATAGTGACATAGAACATCATAAACAAAAGTTTCTACCATGGTGTATGTTCACACAACTAAAGCCTGTTCTGGATGAGAATCTGAATAATATTCATCTACAAGAACAGGCAATGTGGAGCGAAAAATACCGTGTGGCAGGACGTGTTGATTGTATTGGTGAATGGAAAGGTGTACTTTCTGTCATTGATTTCAAGACGTCCAAGTCAGAACGAAACGATGAATATAATACAGACTATTACATTCAAGGTTCTGCCTATACAGAGATGTATGAAGAAATGACTGGAACACCAATCAATCAGGTTGTGATTCTAACAACAACTGAGGATGGAACTGTTCAAGAGTTTGTGAAAGAAAAGAAACCTTATCTTCAACCTCTTGTAGAAACCATTGATGAATTTACAACTCAATGGGAGAAAGAAAATGAAGAAATTTCTGCTACTGCTTAGTGGGATATTTGCAACCAGTACACTTTATGCTCAACAAATGGCAAACAAGCCGATCTTTTGTGCGCCATTACAGAATGTTGTAGCAATTGCGGAGCAAAGAGGTGATTATCCTGTAATGTATGGTGACACTACTTTGCAAGCACAACAAGGAACAATGTCTGCAAAGGTTATCATTGCTCACAATTTCCAAACAAAAACATATTCAATCATCGAAGTATATAACACAAACTGGGCATGTGTTTTAGCAATAGGAACTAAATTAACAATTATGCCTCCTGATGGTGGTATGGTGCCGAATGATAATTCGACAGATCCGTTTAAAGGTATTCCGATTGATCCAGATAACAGTATGGCATTATGAAAAAAAGAAAAGGCAGAAAAGCATCAAAAAGGACAGTACGCTGCACCATTTGCACCACACATCGATGGCTGGGTAATAATGAAGGTCGATGGAACATCAATACTCAGAAACGAGAACAATCTGCAAAGGAACAGCTAAAAGAATTTGCTTGTTGACATGTGAAGATATTTTTTAGCACGCAGGTTCGATTCCTGCCACCTCCACCATATTCTTTTCAACACATGGGGGTGTAAAGGCATTCGACTAGAAAAGAAAATAGCAAAGAGAGCAAATAGGGTAGTGACCAACACTAATTCAATTAGAGGCAAACAACTCTGATTATTCTTCTGCGCAAGTAGCTTTGGCTGCTTGATGCAGGTGGGTTTGTGGCAAACCTAGAAACAGAATTGCCACATTCACATCACACACATAAGGAAAAGTAACATGGATCTTTCATGCTTACATCATGACAATTCTGAATTAAAATCATATTTTAAGGCAGAATACAAAAATGATTGGGAATATGCATATGCTGATTTTCTGGAAGAGAAAAGAAGCAAAAGAAAAAACATTTTCAAAACAATTATGGCAACACTTTTTCACACACACAAAGGAGAATAAGACATGGCAGAAGTAAACAAGAATCCATTCCAAATTCGGCAAGAATTATTGAGCACTGCAAAAGAATACATGGTATCCATGTATGAATTGCAGCAAACCTATTTTGACCGCCAGTTCTATTTAGCTGAAGAAATGATGAAAAAAAATTCAGAGGAAGGAATGAAATTGTATCAAGAAGCAATGAATTCCACTGAAAAATTCTATAAGAATTATCCAGGAGTTGAACAAATTTTAGGAGTTGCAAAACAATTTCAAGAGTTTGTGGATAATAAAGACAAGAAATGAAAAAACATGAATTAATGCCTAAATGGTTGAGAGGATTTTTTCCAAAAAAATTTACTGCTATAACCATTTCTAAAAATACTGCATGGTATCGTGATCTCAAGACACTTGATGATGAAAGTATTCGGAGACATGAAGAAGTTCATATGATGCAGTATGAAAGGCATGGTTGGTTTGTTTTTATAATTCTTTATTTTTGGTACACAATTAAACATGGATATTGGAATAATCCATTAGAAATTGAAGCCAGAGAAAAATCTAAATAAGCAGTTTATGGAGGTTCTGCCAAAAAACCTCCAACATAAAGGAAAAATTAAATGATGTTTGAAGAATTAAAAATTATGAGTGCGAAAAAATTTTCATATGAGATTGAAGAATTTGTAAATCGAACTGGTATCTCATATCTTGATGCAGTTCTGGAATATTGTTCTGAAAACAAAATAGAACCAGAAACTGTGGCATCACTTATTACCAAACCTCTTAAAGAAAAGATTGAAGTGGACGCTATGAAACTCAATCTTATCCCCAAAGTTTCTCAGTTACCTGTATAAAAATACTTGACATTTTTCCTGAGAAGGAGTATAATGTTTGCTATGGAAAGTTGGGATGCCTATAAAATCTATCTTGGCTTAAAACTACATTTTACCAAAGAACATTATGATTTTAAAAAGTATTCTGGCAAAACAAATGCAAAGAAGTCTTCATTTCTTAAAAGAAACGATAGATTTTTCTTTCATCGGATTGGTCGTAAGTATGGTGATAATACACTTGACTATTTTGTCGCTAATATAATCAAGAATCCAAAAGCATGGATTGGTGATTATGATGAGCAGACTTACATTGATTGGAAAAAGACTCAACAGAGTATTGGTTATGTTTTTCAGACAGATATGGAAAAACTTCTCAGAACAGAATCAATTGATTCTTCCAACTTCAATACACTTTTCACTTGCGTTTTAGGACAACATCCGCTATTATTAAAGAGATTTCTTGGTGGCCAAATTCACCTCGAAACAATGGTCATACTCAATCAGATTCTGAGTTATCTAGATCAATTTGATCGTGATATAAAGGAAAACATTGTATGGCCACAGAAACGTAATCTTATTCTTAAATATGCATCTTTTATAGAAACTGATATAAAAAGATGCAAACAATATCTTATCAATATGCTGTAGAGGAAATATGGCAAAACAAACAATTGAAGATGTAATTCGTGATCGTGATCATCTGGCTCTAAAAGTACAACAACTTGAGACACGTGTTCGTGAGCTTGAGTTTGACTGTGCAACATTACAAAGACGTGATGGTGAGTTGAATCAACGTCTCAAAGAGCTTTCTTATCAGAAAGTGCTTGCACATCGTCAACAAAATCCATCACCAAGAAGGAATTTTAATCGCAGATGAGTGTTAAACTAATAAGCTATACTCAGGCATCACCTGAGTTTTTGCAATCAATATCGGAGGATTTAAATGTCCAAGATCTCGTTGCGTATTGTGCCCGTGTATCGAATCCCTCGAACCAACACAACACTGAAACGTCCGAAAGGCTCCTACGCTACCTTATCAAACACAAGCATTGGTCCCCATTCGAGATGGTTAGTGCTTGCCTAGAAATTGAAACAACACGTGACATCGCACATCAGATTGTTCGACATCGCAGTTTCAGTTTTCAGGAATTTAGTCAACGATATGCTAATCCTAATGAGATTAAAAACACATTTGTCAAAAGAGAATGTCGAATTCAGGATATAAAGAATCGACAAAATTCTATTGATTGCGATGATCAGAAACTCATCTGGCAATGGGATCAACGGCAGTCTGAATTGATTGAACAGGCAAGACAAATCTATGATTGGGCTATTGCTCAAGGAATTGCCAAGGAACAAGCAAGAGCAGTTCTTCCAGAGGGATTGACAAAAACCAGATTGATGATGCATGGAACACTTCGTTCATGGATTCATTATGTGGAGTTGAGATCCTCAAATGGAACGCAAAAGGAACATGCTGAGATAGCAAAACAATGTGGAAATATTCTTGGATTTATTTTTCCAATGATGCTTGAGAGGAAATAATGCTGTATAATTCATACATTGAATTTAGATATGTAAACAATCATAAAGGACAAGAATCTGAAATTACACATCGAATACCATTAGATCATTCATTGAATGATGTTCTAGAACATTTTGAACAGTTCTTACATGGTCTTGGATATGTTTTTGATGGCACAATAGATTTAGTAGAATCAGACCAAACACCATATGAATATGTAAAATGAAATACTTCGTATTAGGAAATGGTGAATCTAGACTTCAATTAGATTTGAAAGCATTAGGAAGATGTGGAGGAGTTTATGGTTGCAATGCTTTGTATCGTGATTATACACCTGATGCATTGATTGCAGTTGATGGAGGCATGATGCATGAGATTGCATCAAGCGGATACATCTATAACAATGTTTGCTATTTTAGAAGCTGGTCTAAACTTCCAGAATATGCATATGATTCACTGGTTGAAGATAATTTCTTTGAAGGATGGCATGAAAGTCTAAAAACAGAAAATGAAAAGAAACATTTTAATAACTTTGTAATGAATGGAACAGATCCAAATCAGATCATGAGACTCTTTCATATGATCAAACAACAATATGAAAAACGAAATGAACCTTTTGATTCTGATGATATTCGGCAGAAACTAGGAAATCATCATCAATGGATCACATGGGTAGATGAGGAGGATGAGGTATATCTCATTCCAGAACCATATTCTGGTTGGAGTGCTGGATCGATTGCTGTCAGAATGATGATGATTGACTATGAACCCAAAGAAGTTTACATGATTGGTTTTGACATGAAGTCAGATACAGGAAAGGTGAACAATGTCTATAAAGGGACTTCAAACTACATTCCTCAAGATGCGAATGAGGTTCCATCTGTCAATTGGAAAAATCAGCATGCTGTTAATTTCAAAGATTATCCCAAAACCAAATTTTATCAAGCCACTCCAGATGGAGATGAGGTAGAAGAGTGGTCTGAATATGAGAATGTCAAGTATATTACTTTTGAAAAGTTGAATAAAAAACTTGACTATAATATTATCTTGTAGTAAGATAAATAAGATATATGATGAAATTTGTGAAATACTTAAACATACGACAACATACGGAGAATACCATGTCTAACATTAGCTCACTTCGCAAAAACAACGCACTCGACAAACTTCTGGCTCAAGTAGCAAAAGAAGAATCCCCAACTGAAAAAGCATCATACATTGATGATCGACTTTGGAAGCCACAGGTAGATAAATCTGGGAATGGATTTGCTGTTCTAAGATTTCTTCCAGCTACAGAAGGAGATCAACTTCCATGGGTTCGTGTATGGAATCACGCATTCCAAGGACCAACTGGAATGTGGTTTATTGAGAATTGCTTGACATCCGTTAACGGAAAATGTCCATGTTGCGAGCATAACTCTGGGCTTTGGAATTCAGGCATTGAGACTGATAAAGAGATTGCTCGAAAACAAAAACGCAAGCTACAATACTACAGTAATGTGTTGGTTGTTTCTGATTCATCAAATCCTGATAATGAAGGTAAAGTCATGCTTTACAAGTATGGCAAGAAAATCTTTGACAAAATCATGGAAGCAATGCAACCAGAATTTGAAGATGAAACACCGATCAATCCATTTGATGCATGGGAAGGAGCAAATTTCAAACTGAAGATTCGCAAGGTAGATGGTTACTGGAATTATGACAAGAGCGAATTTGACAAAGTTTCAAAGATTGGTGATGATGATAAGATTGAGAAAGTGATTTCCAAAACACATTCTCTTTCTGACTTTCTTGGAGAATCAAACTTCAAGAGTTATGATGAGCTTCGAAAAAGGCTGGATGCTGTTTTGACTGGCAAACAGTCTGTTGGTAAACCAATTGCTGAAGTGATTGATGATGAGGAAGAATATACACCTTCCTACAAATCATCTCCAGTCCCAAGTATGGTAACTGAAGATGATGATGAAGACAGTGCAATGAGTTATTTTGAGAAACTTGCTAACGAGTAAGTTTTAAAGAACACTAGCTGCAACAGCAGCCAGTAGTTGTGAATGAGGATTGGTGACAGGCTTAGGCATTGGAATTACAGCAGCACCTCCACCTCCACCTTGTGTTACATTATTATTTGTGACATTGTTAATGACTACTGGCTGTTGATTTGCAGCCATTTCTTTAGACCCTTCTTCCATTGACAAAGTTCTGTTATTCACACCATTTGTAGATGATTCTAATGTAGCAAGATCAACTGTTGGATCATTTGCTAACCTCATGAATTGTTCTTTATTTAGACCAATTTCTTTTGCCTTTAGAGCAAGTTTAGTTAAATCATCTTCATCAGGACTTGATTCTGATAATTCATCTTTTAAATCACTTCGTAATTCTTCATAACTTTCTTTTCTTGATGTATAAAGAGATCCTAGTGCTTCTCCAAGGAATGTATCGAGATATGTAACAAGATTATCAATTAGAC